ACCTTCAAACGAACCCAATTTAAATAAAAATTCTTCATTTTCATATGGTTCTTTATCTGCATCTTTATATGAATCAAAAAAATCTTCTAAAACTTGTTGCTTTAATCGTTTTGTGGTTGATGGTATTTTAATTTCAACAGTTTTATTTAAATATGTTAATTTCATAATTTATTATACCATTCTAACCATTCCAGGTCTGGAAAAATTTTATTAAAATCTAGATTTCTTTTTTCTGATACTTTATAACACCATTCAACTGTTTCTGGTAATCTTTCCGACCAATCTTCTGTATTCATAAAAGAAACTAGACCTTCTAATCTTTTAATTCCATATGGAAGTTCTTTCCATTCATTCCATGTTAAGTTTTCTACTCCATTACATTTCTGCCAATTACTTTTTAACCATTTTCCAAAATCTTGATACTTTAAAGTTGTTTCTTTTTTAAACCAATCTGGAAGTACTTTACAGTTCAATTGCGGCGGCCAATATGCAAGATGCAAATCTATCATGCCGGCACCGGCAGGAAATTTATTTAATATCTTCCAATCTTCTTCTAATTTCCAAGTTATAAATTCGGGTAAATAAAAAATATTTAGTGCTGTAATACATGTTGCTGTTGTAAGTCTTAAATTATCATAAGGGTAATCATCCATTTTGTGTAATTGATTTACAACTCTTTTCCACTTTGCAGGATATCGAATAAAATAATTTTGTTCTCCATATGCATCTATACTAAAATGCATAATAACATTTTTAAATTCTTTCCAAAGATCAAATAACTTCGATTGCCATTCTATACCGTTTGAATTATATCTCAGCTCAATATTTTTAGCATAACCCATTTCAATAATTTTTTCAAGAACCTCATAATGTTCATTCATTATAAGTGCTTCACCACCGGCCCAATATAATTGCTTTAATGTGGGAACCTGTTCGTAAAAGTCTTTCCAAAATTCTGGATTCTTTTTATGCCATGCATAACTTCCACCTGACCATGCTAATTTTCCAGATTCCTTTTCCCACTCCATACTAGCCTTGAGTCTTTTATTTTCTAGAGTAGGCCAAATTTCTTTATATTCTTTTACCCATTTGCTACTATCATGTGGACTACACATAACACATGCAAGATTACACTTACTACCAAGGCGAAGATCAATGTACCTTATTTTAGGTGGTATAGCGCCGTCAGTTTCAGTTTCTCCAATGATATCGTCGAGTCCGAGCTCATTAATCCATTTGGCTGTTTCCCATTGTCTTTTACTTCTGTGACCGGCATCTTCTTCCTTAAAACATTTTAAACAAGATGATGGTTTTTCACCTCGCAACATCATTCTTCTGACACCTTTCATATATTCATTATTCCAGGCATCTAATAATCTAGTTGTGGATAAATTTGCTGGCTTGCCGTCATCTCTTTTAAGAACACCGGCTTCCGAAACAGTTTTATTAGTAGAATCTTTATCTTGTACCGCTGAAGCATTTGCAGTACAACATACTCTCATATGACCTGATGGTCGAGTCGAAATATGCATCCATGGTAAAGCACAAAATGTTGAAGATGGAGTTGGCGGATCATTATCTATTTTCATATTAACTGTCTAACCAGGATATTAAGTTGGGATGAAGGTAATCTCGAAAATTCTGATTACGAGATGAATCAAACAATTTTATTTCTTTAATCATCTTTTGTTTATCTTCTTGATTATTATCAATAGCATCTTGAATCATATTTAATAACATATGATCACTAAATTCTACATTAAGAATTTTATTATATAATTTTTTTAATAAAAATATGGGTAATCTTTTTATACCTATACCTCTGAGATTGGGATATACTTCAGTAAAATAAATATTAAATGAATCATTATTCCAGTTTATCAATTCATCTATATAAAATATATTTAATGAACTTACTACACAATTATATTTAATTTCTCTTATATTATAACATTTTTTAATAAAATTAGCAATTGATTTTTCTACTTTTTTAAAAGTATATGGATATCTCACATATTCAAAATTTTTTCCTATTGAATCAATCGATATTGTAAAATATAATCCCTTGAACTCGTTAAGAATATCACAAATTTTATTAGTAAATAAAGACCCATTCGTTGTTACATTTAAATTTAACCCATCTTTTTTTAGCGGTATCATGGCATTAATAAATTGTTTATTAAAAAGGGGTTCCCCCCCAGTTACTTTTAATGCACCAATTTTGTGTATATTATTGATCACCCACTCCCATTGGGGTAATTCTACTGAGCTTAATATATTACTGGAGGAAAAAAAACCATCGGTTGCCGAAGTGATATCATCAATGTTTTCATGATGACTGAAATAATTAAAATCTTTTTGTAGTAAACTTGAAGCCATTGGTGAACACATCCTGCATGCCATATTACATTTATTATCTAATAAAAAATGTACCAGGAGTCCGCGTGTATCTATATCAATTTTGTCAGGATTTAATCTGGGACTATGTGGTCCTGTTTTTTCTAAGTCCCAACAAAATTTACACCTTTTATCTTTCACGCCCTTTAGGTGGTTATCCTGCAGGGTTCGATAATTTGAAGAATCAATTATCTGTTCCGGATTTAATTTCGAATCATTGGATTGCCATTCAAGGGGGTTTGGTATTTTTTGAATAGGGCAATGGCTTTCATTATTTTTAGTTATAGCCTCACAGGGCATAAAAAGAGGAAAATCTTTTTTTCGATTTATAAAAAAAACAGATTTGAATGGTAAATCACAAAGAGGCATTTTCTAAACATAATTAACACTGATTTGCTTATTGCGCTTTAATGATGGGAATGTAAAAGTAGGATCGCTGTGATGTTCTCGTCTATCTCTTTTTGTATCAGCAACACCAACACCCATTAACAATACGGGACTCTCTCCTAAAATATCTTTAACAGCTTGAGAATCCATACACTTACAACAACCAGTGGAATAACCCATCTGCGTTGCTATAACATTTACGTAGCCGGCTGAAATACCAATCGCCATTGCACGATCTTCTTCATAATCATCATCCTCTTCTCTTACTTGAGTAGGTTCATTTTTAGTAAATGCCAATAGCATTTGTCCTAAAACTTGAGGATTAGTATACCAATCTCCCTTTCCATCACCTTCTTCAAAGTGAGCTCGACCGTCTTTAGATCTTTCATGAGGAGATTTGTTCGCATCAAAGGTTTTATAGATTGGTCCAAAACCTTCTGTGTGTGAATGAATTTTTTCAATCATATCTCGATCTTCAATAACGTGAAGATTAAAATAGTTAAGATTTTGTTTCGAAGGAGAATTAGTTGCAGCCTCAACAATTAAATCTTTATCTTCTTGAGGAATGTCTTTACTTAAATCCCAATTTCTCTGACACTTTTGAGATTCATGAATCGTTTCTCGCAGCATCTTATTAAATGAACCATGTGCCATAATTATTTCCTTATTAAATTTTTATTAATCAATAATCTGTTCCATAACATCTGAAACGGTATATCTTATATTATATTTATGCATTAATCTTTTTTGATCATTTCTTAATTTTATACTATTATAATATTCTTCTTGTGTTTGATATATGTGTGTTAATATACCGATATTAGGTGGAGTAAAGGTTAAGAAAAAGTGTTCATGACCATATTGCTCCATAAGTTTAAAATTATATATTCGTAACGGATCCTTGTTTTGGGACACTAACGATGTTTCAAACCAATTTTTAAATTCATATTTATTTTTAAATGATTTATCAGAACACGTTATTATTGTTTGTATAATATATCTATTCATTATTCTCCGGAATAATCCATGGATAATCAATATTGCTTGGTGCCGAAAAATAGTTAAGAGACCAACGATTATTCTTACATTCAACTTTATGTTCCATTGCCGGTTTATTAAATTGTTTTGCTCCCATATCACCGAGCCAAATAAACAATCCATAATCTAATTCTTTCCATTGTTTATTTATTTTAAGATACATTCCTGGATAAATGTTATAAAGAAAAGTTAACATTCCTCTATCTGTATGCTCTCTAATATAACCTTTATTATATTTTAATATCGAAGCTTTAAAGTTTTTTGTATTTTCATATAAAGGATCATCTAAAATATCCATATTTAAATTATACATATCACTACACCATTTTTCAGCCTTCATTTCTAGAAATGGGGTCCAATCATACATTTCCATTTTCCAATAGTTATCGTGAAAGTTATTCCATTCTACATTATCAAATTCTTTAATAGGGATATCAATTTGATAATCTATTTTACAATATCCTTTATCTAATATTTTATCTATCATAAAATTCTTTAAAATGTTTTTTACCTATTTCTAAATTATTATATAAATCTTTTATATTATTATTACCTACTTCATCAGTAATATATTTGTAACATACAAATTCTACATGAAATTTATCACATATTTCTTTTAAAAAAAAGGCTTCGCAATCTATTAAATCTGGATTTGAAATATTCTGAGAAACAACTTTTTTTGTAACATACTTATCTTGAGATAAAAGAGTCAATCCCATATTGTTACCTAAAATAATGTTTCCATGTTTAAATGTAGTAATTTGATGTAAACCTCTTAAACCTGAAATATATGTTCCACAAGAACCATAATTTACTATTCGTGTTAATAACCTGTGGTAGCACGTTAAAGATTGTAAATAATTTCTTAAACTTTCTTTACATTTTTTTTCGCCGATTCCTAATAAAATATCCGGATTATCATATTCCTCCGGCATTGCTACTGCTAATATGTTTCGCATACACTATCGTAAATGATTTGACATTCTTTCGGCATTCCCCATTTTTGAAAATGCTTATAAAATTTTATATATTGGTTTGTATATTCCGGATTATTTTTTTCACTAAACATGAATTCAGAAACCTTGTCTAATTTTTTATCTAATTTATTTGATATTAATTCTTTTGTAATATCTGGTAACTGTAAAATACTTAAATAATGAGGTTTTAATATTAAATCTAATGCGTGGTTTTCACCTTCCATGCCGTAATGAATTGGAAGATCTATCCAATCGATTAAATCATTTAAACCTAAAACAGAAAAATTATGAATCACAGAATTATAAGAAATGTTTGTTGTATAATTCATCCATTTTGCAGAATTAATTTTAAAATCTTTTATATTTAAACCACGTCTATTCCATTCACCTAATTTACCAATAGAATCTATACTTAATACTAAAGAAATCTTTTTAAATTTGGGCAAATAATATTGCCATTTTTTATTTGGAAAAACAGAATTATTTGTGTTAATAAACAATTCAACATTTTGAATAATTTTTTGATCTTCTAAAACTTTAAAAACTTTTAAAAAATTATCTTCTATTAGTGGCTCTCCTCCAAGGATTCTTAATAATATTAAATTTTCTAGATTTACATCAAGCAAATCATATGGAGAAGTTAAATGTTTTTGAGGAGCTATTTGCCCAACTTTATCTACTCCAATATTATTTAATGCTATATCATCTTCATACCAATTTTGACTAAAATGGCTGTTACACATGATACATTGAAAATTACATTTATTACTTAAACATAATTCTAATTCTCTTATAGAAGGAGTAACAACATGAGGATATTTTTCATTCCAATAATCTCTATGGCTGGGATTGTCGTTTTTAGCATCAACCTTACATTCTATACACCCGGGAATATCTTCATTGGTAACCATTCGCATACGAAAATTATAATATTCTTTACCATCAAAAAATTCTTGAAGATTTTTATGAGTTTCGCCAATTTTTACATCCCTAAATCTATCAAAATATGTTGAACAAGGAACAACGCTTCCGTTTTCATCTTGTCTTATTGTAACCCACGGTGCAGAGCATCTCATGACCAATCCCCCATGGTATTTGGGTCTGGACATAAACGAAATTGTCTATCATATTCTTTATAATTCTCTAAAGCTCTTTCTGTTAATCCACTTTCAAGTTTTATCATTTCTTGTAATCGATTAATTTTAGTGCTTCTAACAATGGGATTAACACCTTTAGATAATAACCAATCGAGCATAACACTTAATGAGATTGATGTCGCTCCCGGCAAAGACGGAGGTCTACCTCTACAAATAGAAGAATAAGACTGTACTTCAATGTTATGACGTTTACATTCATTAATTAATTCATCATTCTGACAAAATATATTCAATTCAAATTGATTTATATCAGGTGGTATTTCACATATATCTAATAATTTTTGAAGATGTTTAATTGTAAAATTGCAGACACCTATTTTTTCAACTTGGCCTTGATTTTTAAGATGTTCAAACGCTCTCCATGTTTCTTTTAACTCTTTTAATGGTAAAACGGGCCAATGTATTAAATATGTTGTTATACTTAAATGTTCGCTGGAATTTTCAAACTCTTCAATAACATTTTCATATCCCCATTTAAAATAATCTAATTTGGACTGGACTCGAAAGTTACCCTCAAGATCATTACCAACTTCTTTCTCATTTAAATATCCAGGTGCGGTATCAAAAGTATCAAAGCCGGCTTTTACTGCATTTTTAATTCCAGTACCTTTACCTTTTAAAGCGTGACCATCGTTGCCCCATTTTTCAACTGTTCCAAATATCATATATCATACATTATAATGGGCGGAACATTTTCGGTCATTTTGCTCATATCTTCTAAGAGATATTCAGAAGGCAAAGCTTGTTTATATTCATCTTCAAATTCCGGTAAAAAATCTAATAATGATTTATTATATTGAACATCGCGCATCTTTAAAAAACTCATGGCCGATTTAAATTTATCTAAATCTGGTACTGCGTGTTTAAAAGATTTTGTTAACTGATGGCTTTCACTATTTTGAAGCTTATAAGGAATAGGTAAATTTATGGCATCTAAAATGCTAGGTATCATTAATCTATTAACAGTAGTTAATATTTTTCCGAATTCACTGGACACATAATTTTTAATATCATTTAAATACTTATAATTCATCATCTGCATAGTACACATAAAATCTATATCAAAATATTCCGCATATTTTTTTACATTTAAATGTTTTTTAGTAAAATTGGAACCTTGACGAATATAATCATCTAATTGCCCAACACCATCTATCGAAACTATAAATTTAATTTTCTTCTTAGTTAATTTATATAACCACTTGGGAAAAACGGTGGCATTAGTTATGAGTACAAATTCTGCATCAAGATTAAATAGTGCGTCTTTTACACTTTTCATTAATAATGCTTCGCCTCCTATAAACCCAATTTTTTTAATATCTTTAAATTCATCAATATTATAATTCCAATTATCTATTATTGGTCCATACTGGGAAGATCTCTCAGGACCACATCCAGCGCATTGTAGGTTGCATAGATTACCAATTTGATTTAAATTAATATGAGTTAATTCTTCCTTAGGTGGCTCAATAAAAGGAATTCTGGGAGACGTTTCATTAGAGTTTTCTAATTTTATACAAAAACGGCACATGTCTTGGACATCAGAAGAAAATATGCCATTAGCCATATCTGATCGAATATTTTTTAATAAAGAACTATTAAAGAAACTATTCGGTGATGAATTATGATATTTTGGATATACCTTAGACCAAGAACAAGTTTGATAGCCCCCTTCCATGGTCATGTTTAACATGCTATATGGAAATTCACATGTAAAATTTTTAGTCATATTAATCGGGGACAGCTATCCTATACTTCATATTCCACTCTGAAAAAGTATCCACTATTGAGACAGAATATCCTAGACTAGCTAAAAGATTATTGAGTGTAGCCATGCCCATATTGAAAGGTTCATTCGATTCACGAATTCCAGAATCAAAATTAACAGTAGATTCATCATGACTATAATAACTTATTTGATCTTCATATAGTTGGTATATTATAACGGGCCTGTGTGTTTGTATAGTATTAATAGCGCCCATAATAGTAAGATATTCGCTACCATTAGTATGTAAATTAATTAAATCAACATCGGCGAAATCGTATTCATCAATTTCTTTCATTGGAATATCTGAAGACCTATCAGTTAGTGCTGAAAATTTAGACTCAATTTCTGGTATATCGGCTCTGATAAATCTGAAAGAACTATGGTCGGCTTCATCAGTTAATTCCATAATAGCAATTTCCCCCTGCTTGTACAGTAATCCATCTTTCAAAAATATGTTCACATTATATTCCTGACCATCCGACAGAACAACAGTTTTATTATTCCGATGAGAAATAGCAACATTATATAGTTCTATATTAGATAAATCTTCGGTATTTTTGCGAAAACATTCACAATTAGATGCAGAAGGTTCAAATGCATGAACTTTATTGAAATCCTTACTCAATACAGTTGACCAGATCCCATAATATGCTCCAATATCTATTGCTGTTCTTTTATTAGATAAATCCAAATCATTTAATATTTTCTTATGCTTATCAAACGCCGTGCTTCCTGTAATAGGAAAGTCATCAGCAAGTTTTTGGCTGAATGCTGTATCATCTTCGTGCCTATGCCATCCGTTATCTTGTATCATTTAATTACCTTTTTACTTAATAAGAATTGAACGCTGGAAATCTTTCATCATTTAATCCTAAAATATTGTTCATTTCATTATTTTCTTTTATATATTGAGATTTCCATGGTTCTTTTAAATATAGACTATCAACTCTTTGAATATATCTTAAATTATGTTGAATCCTATATCCTAATCTACCTGTAGATAAATCGCCTTGACGCCTATGTAGAGAAATAGAATTATCAAGAAAAATTAAATCACTGGAAGTATACCAATGATCGTAAATATATTTATCTACTAATAATGTTTTATTTATATTATCGGTTATCTTTTTAAATTCAGAATCAGTCGCGCCTTTAATTCCGGCAACAGTGCTAGTAATAGTATAATGTAAACCCTTTATTCCGCCAGGAGACTGCAAAACCATGGGCAGTTCACATCTTTCGGGGCACATATTATTTTTAATTATTACTTGTTGTTCATCTTCAGATAATTCGGGAGTAAATCTATTTTTAGTAAAATCGTGAATGAGAATCATATCATCGAGCTCACTTCTAAAAGACTGTGTCTGTTCTTCATACCAGTCGGCCGTAGTCAAAAACCCAGTAGAAGATCCAATGACATCTTTATATCCATAAAAAGATACGCTGGGCGCGAATAAAAAATTGCCGGATTCATTAGCATGCCAAAGCAGTTCTCCGTCGGGGAACATTCCTGTAAAATCACCATTGGAATCTCTTCTAGATGTTACTCTAACTGCCGCAGCTTTGTCCTTATCTATATCAGTAGCCTTAACCTTATCCACTGCCCTGAACCATTGCTTCTCTTCATCAGTTAAGTTTAATTTCGACATATTATTAGCAAATTGAAAAACATCTGCGAACCCATATTTTTTGGTAATATTAACCAAAAAAGTACTAGTACCATCACCCCATTTCAGAGTTAAATCTTCGAATTGTGATAAAGTAAAATCACAATTGCGTATTATAATTACCAAATTGTCCAAATATAAAGTGGCAATCTCACTCCATAATTCGGGGGTAATATCTTTATAATATAGATCATCTATGAATAGGCCAAAGCTTCCTAATCCGGGAATTTTACTTGTTTTCATATAACTATTTAAAATTGTGTGGTGTTGCTCATAATATGGTTTGTTGCGTCATCTATTTCATCTGGCGATACAAATTTTGATTGTAAAAAAGACCAATACCATTGATACTCTGTACTGTCCCAATCTTCATATATTTCATCCCATGTCTGCTCGGTCATATGGGGAATATAAAAATAATCTGCCATAGGATCAGATAATGGTATAAATCTAAAATCAGCGGAAAATCTTAAATGATTCGTTGTATTGGTCGTACTAAAATGGGTAGACATATTATGAAAAAGAAGGACGTCGCCACTTTCAAAATCATTGGTTAACCATTTATAATCATCTTTATTTAGTTTAAAAGTTAACTGTTCAGATTGATCATAAAATCTACTTTCATTTGGAATAACACCCAAATTTAAATGGCTGTCTTTCGCAATTACTAAAACACCTTTATTCATGGGGATATCACCTAATGGAACCCACGCGGTCCACATATTTCGCGCAATACCAGAATACCAAAAATCCTGATGTAATTTAGAAAAGTCACCGTTATTTTTAAAAAATCTAAAAAGTACTCTGGGCAATAAAATAAATTCTTCGCCATATATATGAGAAAATAATTTATGTAAGGGAAGTTCTTTATGTAAATATTCATTAAAAGATTGTAATTTAACGAAATTATCCCAAAATGCAGTGGGCCCAGATCCGGTATTAGTATCTACCTCATCGCGTATAATATCATCTTTTAATAATAAATTTTGTTTGTTACATATACGCAAGACATCATCCCTTAAAGACATATTTCTTTTTACATCTAATGCGCCCTTTAAATATAAGTAACCATCTAACTTAGCCCTTTTTTTAATCTCGTCATAATCACCATCATGAAATGCAACGCTGGAATCTGTATATGGAGATATATCATAATCTTCAATCTTACCAGACCAATCATTATGAGCGGTTTTATATAAGCCATTTATTACAGCACTGTCTGTAGCATTATGTTGAATTCGAGTTTCTACGTCATGCATAAATTTCGTTCCTCTCCGGTGAACCCCCATCTATGATATTTTGTGTTACATCTCGATAATAAAAATTCGAATCGTCTTTTCTTTTTACCATTTCAATCACTTCCGCAAACTGTTCATCATTTAAAATATTTATATACGCATCAGAAATAAATGTTGTGATATCGTGGAAAAAAAACATATGATGTTCCTGGAAAAATTTAATATCTTGAAATTTTAAAGATTTCATATCATATGCAAAATAACTCTTGTTTATTAAAGACTCCAATTCTGAATATCTTTCATTTATTATTCCATGAGAATTAATAATATATGTTTGTAATCTTTTAAAAACTTCAACTAGCGGCTCATCAGTACATTTGCTTATATAATTTACAACGTCTTTTAGAATAATATGATACCAAAAACATTCTATTACCCAATAAAACATCCAACACTTAATAGCTTCAGATTCTGTCATTGAAAAGGTTTCTACTATTATATCAGCATATTCCAAATGTTCATTTTTAAATTTGTCCAAGCTAGTATATATGCGCCTCTCGGAAAATTCCTTACTTACAAAATAATTATATGGCATATTTCTAACTTTGATTTTATATTTTTTTTGATATTCTGGCTCACCGAATTCGGAATTGGGAAGAACCATGGCCGGATATATCATCCCATCGGACGAATCATTTTGTAAAAAATATTCCCAATCAGAAACAAAACTATTATATGTCATTCCCGGTAAGGGAATTATAAGTTCAACTTCAAAAGGCACATCATTTTGCTTTTGATTATCTACTATTAGATCTAGATCAGCTATGCTTAAATTATCTCGTCTAATATTAGCTAATGTATCATGATCAAAACTTTGTATAGCTACTCTGGGTGATGGTGTTTTATCAAAAGGTAATGCCTCTCTGATCAATTTCTGAATTTCCGCGACACCATTTTTTTTCGGAGGAGTCTTGGCGTACCCTAGTGTAGGAAAAAATTCAGGATAGCCCTCTTTTTTGTAAACATCAACCAAATGCTGTACGAGTTCAATATCTCTTTTTTTAAATATACCAAAATTCGCATCGGATATCCACATAGCAAACATTTTTTTATCTGCAATATATGTAATTTCATCCTTACACCGATCTATATCAAATATTTTTACTTTTTGATAAGTTAATCCTCCCCAATCACAAAAAGAACATCTAAAGGGACATCCCCTATTAGATTCCCACGTAGCATGGAATTTTACATCAGGATAATCTAACATTAACTTTTCAAAAAATCCAGTGAGATAGGGGCTTGGTATTACATCAAGATTCTTCATTCTGGGATGAGAGGGGGTTCTCAGAATATCATTAGAATCATTTAATATGATTCCATTTATTTTAGAATAATCTGGTATATCATTGACTCGCTCTAATAAAATATTTTCAAAAATTTCTTCGCCTTCATTTACGACAGCAATATCAATATATGGATGATCTTTAAACCATTCATCCTGTTTAATTGGTATATGGGGTCCGCCGACAATAATAAGACAATTAGGATATAATTCTTTAATTTTTTTTGCTATAATACATTGAAAGCTTGTATTCCAAACATAACAACAAAATGCTACCACATCTGGTTGATCTAGGGTTTTTAGTATATCATTTAAAGGATCCCTAAACACAATAGTGTCTTTAAGGATATAATTATTTTTAATCAATTCATTGCGGTGAGCATATTCCCACAATACGCCTGCCGTATAGGGTAAAAAGGCCCATTCACATTTTGACATTCCCCCTATAGTTTCGTCAGCTGGGGTTATTTGACACATGTATAAATTTTTATTCATTGCAATGTATCATTAAAATCTATTTTTATGGTTGCATGATTTTCAGCAACGGCTCTGGATAACGATTCATCCTGAACAATATTTAAATTATATCTATCCCAATAAAAACATTTTGATTTATCTTTAAAATTTGAATATATATCTTTCCATTCCAAATCTTTAGAATGTGTATCAAAAAATAAATCAAAAAATCTCTCATCTATGGGTTGGTATCTAACGTCTAAGGTGCATCGGACTTTAGATGATATATTATGGTTGTTTCCATGTTGAGTGAGGACATTGAACATTAAAAAATCTCCTGTTTGAAAATTATCAGAAACCCATTCTTCAAAGTTAGTTGGATGAAATGCAATCATCTGATTTTTTTCATGAAAATATCTTTGTTCTGGAGGGATTTCTCCAAGAATATGGGATTGAGAATTTATTTTCATGGTACCAAGCTCTATGGGAACGTCTCCAAAAGGAACCCATATTGTCCACAAATCATTTGACATTCCAGCATACCAATGATCTTGATGTGGTAATGTTGTCAATCTGGGATTATTAGGAAAAATTGTCCTTTGAACTAATCTGGGTATAGGTATGCAATCTTTGCCAGTAATTATTTTCATTACATCATAAAACATTTTTTGATGCATATATGAATGTAAATCTTCCAGATAATTAATATCAGTAAAATAATCATCCGGGCCCACTCCGCCGGCATAAAACATATCTTGAAAATCTGTATTAAAATCCCCAGTTTCAGTAATATAATTATATTTTAATAAAATTTCGTCTAGTTGACGTTTAACATTTAAATTCTCTTCTATATCTAAACATTGTTTAAAAAAAAGATATCCATACTTATCTGCAAAATTTTTAATTTCTGAAACATTTCCATTTTTCCAATGCTCACTACAATCTATGAATTTTTTTACCATAAAACATCCAGTGCTCGTGGATTCAATGATATAAAAAACTGGTATACATCATCAGTAAAGGCTAACCCTTCGTGGGGTTTAATGGAATCATGTAAATAGAGCCGGCCTGATTCTATATGAGATTCACTTATCATTCTTCCATCTTTTTCATAACGTATAACCATGCCGTCGGGATTAGTGGTGCCCCATAATTTAATCCATTGTGTTGGATGCCATGTATCTATATGTTTTTTAAAATGGCCCAAATAATCCCATTTGAGTATGCAACTTCTGTACATATAAGGTAATAATTCACTTAATGCGGATAGGCTAGAAATCTTTAATGCGGCGGTTGGCACCTTAAAATGTTTTTCATTCACAATGCTGTCCATATCAATTTCCTGAGAATTCCATTCTTTCCATTTAACCAGATGGTCATCTGTCCATTCTTTATATTTGAATTGGGGATATTCTAATAAAAAGTTCCATCTATCTAATGGATAACACGCAGGGTCATCTTTTTTAAAAATACCATCTTCATTAATTAAAGGAATCGCATACCGTGGAAATTCTAGATGAACATCTCCCCAAGGCGTAAAATTAAATTTAGATATTTCCTTTACAAATAATTCACTATCTATTTTTAGTTTAGTAGGAACCACATTTTCGGTATGATATGTGTAATATTCTTTTTCCGTTAAGACTTCCATGTATCATTCTTTATCTGAGTTGATCTAGTCAAAAATTCTCCTGTGTCAAGGTCAAATGTATCACCTGTATTTACACCATCAACAAATAATGTATCTTCGTGTTCCAAATAATATGGTGATTCTTTAAAATTAAAAACAGGGCCATTTGAAATCATTACGGGTGGAATACATTCTGTAGATCCATATATATTCCAAACATTTTGCGCGCCTGTTGATTCCATTAACGAAATATCTTCATCGGTAACTGGAGCAGAACCTGTAGAAAAATTTTTAACAAATTCAAGATTTGGTTTTTTTCTTTTAACAAGAGTCCTCCATGTTCCGACTGCTAATGTAAGAACTGTTGGTTTAACTTCTTCTACAACATCCCAGAATTTCAAAGGTTCCATTTTAATATTTACTATTTCACAATGGGTAATTTTTGCAGGTATTATACAAAACGCCCAGCTTGCTATAGTCCATGTCGGAAAGGGATTTAGGATAACATCTCGATTATCTATTCTCCATTTTTCAACTAACCAATTTCCTGCTTTATAAAAGTCCCCCATGTCATGCGTAACTTTTTTTTGTTTTCCTGCGGAGCCACTTGTAAATAAGGATATTTTCATAAATTATATCTCCAAATATTTTGTTTTACATTATTAAACATTTTACATTCCACTAAGTCTACGATACCTTTTTGGGATAACTTTTTCATAATGTTTGAAAATTTATAACTCTTAGCGCCATTTTTAGAATCTACATTATTTGTTAAATAATATGGACCGATTCCACCAGTAATTTCCTTTTGGATGTTTATATGGCTCCATTGATACGAACTTTGTGTAATATCTCCCGATACTTTTTTTACATGTCCAGGAAGAGTAACGCCTCTGAATAATAAACGATATCCTTTTAATTCATCCTCCCATTTAACCCCACTCATAGAAATTAAAGATGAATCTATAAAAGTCCCCACCCAATTGGCTTCATTATATTTAATACTATTTAAACTCACATTATTAATATATCTTAAATATGAACATTCAACTAAAAATTCTAATATTATCAGTAAATCATCATCATTTAATAATCTATTACCGCATACCATAACCCACGCCTAAATTATCTATATGTTTATTAAAATATATGGATATAAAATTTTCAATGTCCTTTAAAACTAAAGTAATGTGTTGCCGAAAATAATTGATAGAGTAATTATGATCAACCACTTGGTCATAGTCATCATATGTTTTATGAATATTATTTTTTAATAGATCATATAATATGCCTATAGTTGTCGTTGAATCACATTCTAAAAATTCTTGAAACTTAACGAAAAAATCTTTTACTTCAATATCTCCTTTAAAATATTCAGAATATATATATTTTAATATTGGCTCGAACCAAAAATTCATAATAATCCATACGAACATCCAACCTCTAACAACATCTTCATAAGACATAGACTTCATAGAAGTAATAATTTCACATTCTTCCATGTCGACATTAAAAGGAATAACTTTTGTTTTTATTTTAAAACGTTCCTTATAAGATTTATCATTAAGCTCTGCATTGGGCAAAATCAAACAAGGATATACGTTTATTTTTAATTTTTTAATAGGCATTAGCTCGGATATTTCATTAACCCATCCATTATACGTAGTGCCTGGTAGGGGATATATTAATTCAATCTCTATATTTTTAGAATCCATCCTATCCGCATTGACAATGCTCATATTTTTTCTTTTAATATTAGATAAAACTTCCGGGTCAGTGGATTGTAAAGCAACTCTAGGAACAGTATTATTATTCTTAACCCCCTCTGCTAATCGTTGTTGTATTTGTAATGAAGAATTTTTACTAGGTGGAGTTTTTGCATATCCCGAGTGCGCTATTTTTTGGGGATAACCAGTAGTCTCATGAAACTTCACTGCATTATCTATTATATTATAATCTCTTTCTTTAAATATACCCAAATTACTATTTGTGAACCAAAGATAATTTATTTTATTACGGCTGATCCATTCGAATTCTTCGAATAGTCGCGGTTCATCAAATTTTATCATTTTTTGTGCGGTTAAACTACCCCAATCACAAAAAACACATTTAAATGGGCAACCCCTATCCATCTCAACGGTGGCATGAAAATTAACCGAAGGATTTTTTGATATAAGACCATTAAAAATGCCCGACAAATATGGACTAGGAATTGTATTAATATTTTTAATTCTAGCACCGGGTTTTGTTTTTAAAATTTTATTATGTTTTCTAAAAATAATGCCCGGTATCTCAGAAAAATCTTTTTTATTAAAATATTCTAATAAAATTTGTTCAAAGACTATCTCCCCTTCCCCCACAACTCCGATGTCTACATAATCATGCAAATTATACCATTTATTATCATTAGAATTTGGAACATGTGGTCCACCACAAATAATCAAGCAATTAGGATACCTTTCTTTTATTTTTTTTAATATATAAAGGTGTTTATTAGAATTCCACATATAATTGCTAGTAGCGACTACATCCGGCTGTTCCATATTATCAATATAATGATTTAAATTATCTATATTGAAAACCAAATCCTTTAACTTAAAATTATCGGATATTATTTTATTTTGCAAACTATAAGACCAAAGAAGCCCGACAGAATATGGTAAAAATGCAGATTTATTACTTGACATTTCAACGCCAACGGAAGAGTCGGTTAAAGGAGACGTTAATTGTAACAAATAAACATTCTTCATAAGATGGCATTATTTAAAAACTTATAAGAATAATTTTCCCTAAAAAAATTAATTTGATATTTGGGTTTATTCAATGTATGATATTTTTTTAAAGATCTCCAATATTCAGTATGATCATTTTTAGAAGAAGTGTAAAACAATTCCAAAAAATCATATACATGCCGACACAATCTAACATATGAACGATTAAATATTTCCTCTTTATTTTTTTTATATTTTAATTTTTCAATAGTTTCTATCGCCCATGTTATTAGAAAAAGTCCTGTAGCTTCTAGAGGTTCTGCAAATCCACAACTTAATCCCACAGATACAGTATTACCTAACCACGGGGTTAAACAATACCTATTATTAAAGGGAATGGCGTGAATGTCTTCGGCTTTAACATTACCTACATTTTTATTTTTAAATTCTTCAATGGCATCATTTACACTTATAAAATTATTATTAAAAACATACCCATTACCACTCCTTGATCTTAAATCTACATTCCACATCCACCCATAATCCATAGCGAAAGTGTTTGTTATAGATTGACAATTAGAATCACCGGGTGCGAAGAGGGCCATATTATTAGACAGAGTTTTATAAGAACCAAATTGTTTATTTTTAGAAAAATCACTATTGAAGCCAGTGCAATCTATTACTAAATCAGGATTATCTACTTTACATAATCTGGGACGCGTTATTTCTTCTAAAAGAATAATCATTTTTAACGCATCTAAATGATAAGCATGAGTATTATTGGGAAACGGGTGTACCCAATCAGTTTTATGCCAACCATGATGTTTAATACCATATTTAATTACACCGTCACACTTATTAATTACATCATCTTCAGATATTCCACAATAATCAAAGAATTTAACTAGTCCGGGTAATGTACTTTCTCCAACACCTATAGGTTTGGAATTTTTAGGAAGCTTTATTTCAACTTTATTAGTTTGGGATAAATATGCAGCAGCTAACCAACCGGCACTTCCACCGCCTAAAATTATTATGTTCATAATTGTTTAAACAAATATAATGTTTCTTTAAATGGAATATATACGGAATGTCCATTTCGTGTTTCTATTTTATCTTTTTGATATTTGAGCATATTACCAAAAAACCCAATATTCGGGTGTAACATATGTTTCATCCGGTGTAGGGGGAGACCATCTTTAGGTAATAAAAGTGTGCGATTTAATCTATAGGTATAATCTAATGATTCTTTTTCCATATCATCCAAAGTCAAATTCATATCATAGCTGACTAAATCTCTCCAATGAACATGTTCAGTTATCATAAACTCCGCTACTTGTTCAGGTATAGAATTATCGCGATAATCCGGTGTCATATCATATTCATTCATATAATCTACTAATGTTTCTCCGTTAGGTGCAGGACAAATATTTCTATCAGGATTATTGTGCATACTACATGTCCATGTCTGTAATGTAATAGCAAGTTCTTTCAAAGGTTTTTTCATTACTTTCCGCCGTGCTTCTTCCAATTTTCAGGATACTTTTCTCGTAATATCGCATCTATAGAATCTTCAAATTCTTTGCTATTTCTACCTGGTTTATAAGTGCAAGGGAATTTTAAATCTTCATCTTTCCCAAAGTTTTCTTTCCAAAAGTTGACTATCTTGTTTATTTTCATATTATCTTTCTTCAGTGAAGCATTCATACCCAACCATCATAGATCCAATATTATAATGATTCAACAAAGTATCATTCTTTTTACAATATCGTTTATTCTTTAATGAGAGTTCAAAAAAATCTTGTATATCATTTTTCTGTTCTGTCCAATATTCCCACCATTCTGAATCTTTTCTTTCACTTAATATATAGTGATATTTCACAAATTCTTTAGTGTGATTTAAAAATTTATTCATAACTTTATTAAGAGTCTCTATTCTTTTTCCTCTCTTAATAACCTCAACTAATTTTTCAACTGTATAACAAGTCATCATTAATGATGTTGCTTCTAGCGGTTCAATAAAACTTTGCGCTAGACCATTACTAATGCAATTTTTAATTGCTATGTCTTTCATTTTACCAGATACAAAATTTTTCTTTTCTCCTTCTATGCCTGATTCTTTCATTGCTTTTTCATGACTTGTTAAATGATCACAAAAAACATAACCAGCATTCGTTCTATCTTGAGTGTCTATTTCCCAGCACCAACCATTTTTTAATGCTGTTATTTCAGTATAAGGTCTTTTTTTATGTTTGTCTAATCTGCCAGTAATATATGAATTTGCTATCATATCCTTATATGGTTCAAAAGAAGTTAAATTCTTAATTAATATTCTTTCAAATCCGGAACAATCAATAAAATAATCTGCATATAATGTATGTGTTTTTGTTTGAATAGATTCTATTCCAAATTCATCTAAATGAACTTCTCTAACATCTTCTTCAACTAGTGTATAATCATTAGCCAATTCATTTTTACAGGCGAGACCTAATTTATCTGCTTGTACTTGAAACCCGTGGCCGGGAATTGAATTATTATTTGTTTCTAATAAATTATTTTTACATCTAACTAAAAAATCTCCATGAAAATTATTAAATAAAGTCGAATTAATTTTAGGATGTTCTTTTCTCAAATATTCAATAGAATCACCAAATTCTTTTATAAAAGCATCTTCAAATAAATGAAACCATTCACTACCTGGTCTTAACCAATCTTTAAATTGAATACCATACTTAATAAGAGCTTTACTATCTTCTCGCCATGATTTAAGATCTTCTATGACTTTTAAAATAGTCGGTGTTGTTGATTCTCCTACACCTATTATTTCATTTTCTTTTTTATGAACAACGGTTAAATTACAATCTAAATTTCTTTTTAAATAATGTGCTGTAATCCAACCTGCGGAGCCTCCACCGACTACTACGATTCTAACCATTGTGTTAAATATGGATGTAAATAATTTTGAAATTGTTGATTTCGAGAAAAATCAAATAGAGTAATTTCTTTAAGTGTTTTCTTTTTATTTTCCACATTTCTTTTTAAATATGAATTGAGTATTTGAGTAAACTTTTTCGAATCTATCCGAGGAACTTTTTCTAATAATTGTCTACTTAGATGAATTGGGCTTATGCCTCGACTATCCGGATATACTTCACAATATGAAACATAAACTTTTTTAGGTAGGGTACAACACCATTGCCAATGATTATGCAAATCTAAAATATTTAATGCAGAAACAACAACTGCAATATTAACTCTTCCTAAATTTGTAGAAGTTCTTAAAAATAATCTTATAGATTTATCTAGGTCATCAAATGATTGAGGATATCTTATATATTCGTAACCTTCTTCGACCGAATCTATACTTAATTTAGGATGTTGCTTTTTAAATTTATTTAATTTTTCAATTAATTGATCGTTAAATAATGTCCCATTAGTATGATATGCAAGAATGGTATTTTTAGCCCAACCTTCATTAATATATTTATCGAGAAGTTTCAAAACTTGTGCATCAAAAAAAGGTTCCCCTCCACTGAATCTGAGTTCCTTTAAGGGATTATTTAAAAGCCAATTATATTGTTTTGAATTAGAAGTTTTGGGAATTTCAATTCGCCCTCTAAATTTACCAGATGTAGACTCTTCAACTTCATGAAGTAAACCTTCTTTGCTAAAGAATTCATAATCTAACATTAATCTATGACTCGTTTGGGGATCACACATTCTACATGCCAGATTGCATTTATTAGAAAAAATGAAATCAACTACATCTAATTTTCCTCTGGGAATAGTATCATCATTATGGATTCTGAAAGATTCTATACCTCTTTCTTCCATATCCCAACAAGTTTTACAAAATGGATGTTTTTTATTATTAGATAAAGCTTCACGTAATTCTTTAAATTGTTTTGAATTAAAAGCTTCTTCGGGGGTAAGATCTGTCTCTTCCCATTCCATTGGATCTTCCCAATCAGGGCGCGACATATTACAACAAGGATGAAACCATTTAATTTTGTCTCCATCCCAATCTCTAATTGTAATTTGTTTAAAGGGATAACTACATAACATTATTCTACATTAAAATCATCACTCGCGAAGCCGGCTTCCCAACCAAACTTTTTAATTTCAGTAGGATCAGCACAAGTTTCTTCGCTCTCGCCAGTTACATTTTTAAAATCAATTGAATCGATATCAAAATCTTTCGGTGCATGTTCTTTAGCAAAATCATAAACAGATTTTGGTGTTCCATATCCGATATCAAAAACTTTAGGAAAAAATTTCCATACGGAAGTTTCTGTCATAAGTAAATATATAGCTTTTACACAATCTTTTACATATAACCAATCTCTCGTGTGAGTTGTTAAATAATTAATATTTCCTTCTTGTAATTGTCTATAAAACATATCAGGCCGCGATCGCGGTCCCCATACTGTAAAGAATCTCATTCCTATAGCATTAGTTGGCGCCATAACTTCACAGGCACCTTTTGTCATTGCGTAAGGACTTTTCATATCCGAAACAGAAGAACTCGATGCATATAAGATTTTAGAATTTTTATAAGTATCAAAGATACGTTTTGTTCCCTTAATATTTACTTTATAATATTCTTTTAAATATTTTGGATCCCAACTATTACGAACACCGGCTTTCGCGGCTAAATGAACCACAACATCAGCATCAACATGGGGTAAGGGGTCTGTAGTGATGTCACAATCAGAGTGAGGAACTTCGCGATCTTCCCAACCTAATCCCGAACAATTATCAATACCGTAAACATCATGGCCCTCTTCAGATAAAAAATTATATAAATGATGGCCAATAAATCCTTTGACTCCGGTTATTAATATTTTCATTATAACCATTCCTTTAATGTTGTTTCAAGTAATCTCCAATAATCAAAAGATTTCTCTTCAAAAATTTGAGGTTCTTCATTCTCAACTGCTATTACTATAACAATATTATTTATTGGGATTTTAGTTCTTTCTTCAAACATTATTGAATAAGCTGTTGCCTGAAGGAAATATTCTTCAACCCATTCTCTTTTTTTATATTTTCCTGAAGTCTTCCAATCTAAAATTGCTTTTTGGCCTTTCCAATCGGCAACACAATCGCAACGGCCAGCAACTCCCAATTGTTTACTCCATAGTGGAATTTCAATGCCAGCAATATTATCAAGATTATTATCTAAGTGAGGTTTGATAGCATAGAACATCTCTTGAACATTTGGTTGAGAATCTTCAAAATAATTTTCTTTATTTGAAATATAATTTTCTACAACTTTGTGTACTTTTGTTCCACGACGAGTGGCTTGAGTTGTTATTTTGTTGGCTTCTTCTTCGCCAATTCTAGCTCTCCACTCTTTAAAGAATTGAGCTTTTTTTCTACCTAATACTGTTGTAATGGATGGAAAGGATCCGTCGGGAGTTTGATAAACTCTGGATCCATTTGTGGTGGTGGCATTTAATTCTTCAAATTCAAGTTCTACATGATCAAACATTCATCTTACTTCCCGGATAATTCCTTTTCATTTGTTTCAGGTGATCTGTAAAAGCTTCATCGGGTTTTTTTCGATGGCCCTTAGCAGTTGTACCTGAAATATTATCATAAACAAACATCGGGCATGCGACTTTCATTTTTATCTTCCCATTGCATTCAGGACATTGGCTTTCCAAAGGCTCATTCCTTCTTGCAATAGGAAAAATATCTTCAAATTCAAAATCACATTCCTCACATTCATAATCATATGTTGGCATAATCTACCTATAAAATATATGCGTATCTATTTGCACTGTTTTTTTCTTAAGGAGCGCCCATCTAGGGCTGTCAATATAATCAGCATGGTAATGTGTTGCTCCATCTGTTATATCTCTTAAATCATTAGCATTTTTATAATAGTAATTTGCTAAATCTTGAACCTTCTGCCAAGTTGGCCCTGGATATGGACTATCATATCTTCCGTCACAATACCAACTGAATTGGCATCGATCTCGTTTAGGAAAACCATTTGCATGATGTATTCCTTCATAAATTACATTACAATAAGAATTAGGAAAATACCTACTACTTACTCTATTATGAGTCACATGAGCAACTGCTAATTTTCCCGCTGTACTTTCAACAGCAGCTTCAAAATATATATTTAAAGCTAGACAAGATATTTCATCTTGATCTACGGATATTAGTGTAGTCGGATCTATTGTTTGAGATCGTGGACCCATGGGTATTAATTTTTTCTTTTCTGGTCCATGGAATATTACATGCGCATCGCGAGGTAAATTTATTTTCGCTGCTAGAGCATCTGATTCCTGGATAATTATTTTTACTGGGTAAGTAATTACTACTACTACCGCCATAACAAAAACTATAAAAAATTTCATATAATCCTTGATTAGAAGTTAGAAAATCACACTTCCATAATTATTATAATAAATTTTATGTATTGCTGGTTTGCATAGGTGGTATAAGATGGGGAAAAGTCTCACTTACGAGCTTATAAGTTAAACCGCGAATACCGAGATCTTTCTTCTTCATGTTTACAAGATACTCAGCTTCTTTTGGTGTTAAACTCTCTAACATTGTTATGTACATTGTCTCTCTTCTAGCTGGTTCGATGGTATTTCCTGTGCAAAAAGTTACACCCCCCGGACCTTCAACAAAATATCTTAATTTGCGAATTTGTCCGTAAAGCAGTGTTGAACCCGGATCTTCTGCACCGGCGTTAAAAGGAGGTTTTCCCTCAGGTAACAAAAACTTTACATCTGGATGAAATGTATACCACAATAAGTTTTCCAAATGGTCAGTGTGATTTTGTTTGAGTAAATCCCCTCTTTCTTTTTGACTCTTTGCTTTGTCTACCAATTCCAATAATTGCATTAATGATAAAGCCATAATTAAAACTCCTGTATCGATTCAGTCATATCTTTAAGTCGATGCTTAATAAAATAATTGAGCATTCTATCGCGACCCAAATATTGGTCACTTTCATACTTTGTTCTTATATTTATCTCGATTTTATCTGGGATACAACCGAGATCTATTAAAGTCTCATTGCGTTTAAAGTTTCTTAAAATTTCTCCTTCAAAAGCCTTTTCCGGTACTATATTTAGCCAATCCAGGATCCTCTTCTTCGACATTGGCTTTTGTCTTAGTCCTTCTACCAAACATGCGTCATTTGAAAGAATATTAGGTATACCGTCGCTTCTATCTCCATTTACTATTAAAGCGCGCAATTGTCCAGCCGGATCATCTTCTTTAATAAATTTTTTAGTTCGAGGCGACCATTGAAAAACATTAGGATATTTTTGCAATTGGATAAAATCTTTATCAGAAGAAACTATCAATATATTATAATCTCTATGGGAATATTCCTTACAAATAACCCCGATAATATCATCTGCTTCACATCCTTCTAAATTAACTACCCTGTAAGGCATATTTTCTGCTATCTCTTCTCGAATATTATCGAGTATTTTAAATAACGCTTGCCAATCTACACCTTGTTTATTTTCTTCTCTTGCTTTCTTTCTATTAGCCTTATAAAATGGATAAATTTCTTTGCGCCAATTTTTTCTGCTATCACAACAAAAAACAATATCTTTTCCGAACTTGGTACCAAATTTATTCTTGATCATTTTAATATTATGGAGAACCATATGCCTCATCGTGGCATCCTCTTTACCTGGTTCAAATTGTTTACGGAATGCCATAAAATTAGCAATTATCATCTGGTTATAATCAATTAGTATCATATTATTTTTTTAGTTTTTTAATTTTAATCTTCTTTCCCAGTTTTACTTTCTTTTCTTTTTTTGTTGTGATTATTATTTCACATTCTTCTATCATCATATCATAAAATTTAATTAATCTATTTTGTAAGGGTTTATTTAAATGACTGTAGGCTTCTGCAAAATCTACATCACCATCTTTGGCTAATTTTATTTCACTAGCCATTTCTACAATTTCAGATTTTAAATGTTTAGCTACAGGTCTTGAAATCTTATTATGTGTAATAAATTGTTTAAAATTATATTTCTTTTTAAAATTTTCTTCAAGTTGTTCGTCAACAATATCCTCTATATCATATTTTAATTTTTTTGCAGCTTCTCGAATTCTTTTCTGAATATCTGGTTTTACTTTATCTTTTGTTTCTACTGCTACCTTACGATGTTCGGCAATCTCTTCTATCTTTTTTAATTTTTGAATAAAAAGATCTTCATATTCTTCTGGTAAACTCTTTAATCCTCTTAATTTCATTCGCGCAATATAACCAACATGATTTCCAACCTCGATTAAATCTGTGATTTTAAGTTTCCCTGGAGATTTACTTTTTACTTTATTTTTTTTATAATATTCTTGAACAAACTCCATACTCTCTTTAAAATCAAAAAATTTATAATACCATCTAAAGGCTTCATGAATTTCAGATTTTAATTTATCGAGAGGCAAACTATCCCAATCAATAGGATCCGGTTCGTCGCCCATATATTTTGCGTTAATACTTCTTTTCGAAAAAGCCATTTAGCTACCTTCGTACTCTCCAAGTGATACTTTATGTAATTCTTTTATCTCGCACATAATATAATGCAAGATAATAGACATGATGCCTTCACATTTTTCCATATGATTTAAATTAATATGTATATAATTTAAGAGTTTGTCTTTCAAAATTCCCCCACCATATCCTAAAATACCGAAAGTTTCCATTCCGTTTGAATTGGCCCAGTCAACGGCTTCTATAAGATTTTTACTATTACCACTACCACTAAGAACTAATAACCCATCGCCTCTATTAGCATAAGTTACAAGTTGATGCTTAAATATATTATCATAAGAATCGTCGTTAGATGTAGCAGTAATGAAGCCGATATCATTGCAAAGAGATATAGCTTTGATTCTAGGTCTTGAAAGTCCATTTTCAATTGTCCCTTTAGTTAGATCTTGTGCGAAATGATTGGAATTACATGCACTTCCTCCATTTCCACATATAAAAAATTGTTTTTCGTTTATATATATGTTCCGAATAGCTTTTAATAACTCATCGAGTTGACCTTCTGAAACTAAATGCAGAGAACTACTTATAGAATTAACATGTGATCTCCATCCGGATCGTTCCTTTAATAATTCTATTTCTGAATTTACTTTAATATCTGGCATATTATTTGATGAAATATTATCTGCCCATTTTACATGTATATTTTTATTTTTCATTATAAAACACTATTCTTGTTCCCTGATTATCGAATCCAACATCAAATGTATCTAAAGTTCTATTTTTCATATGTATCTCTTTAGCATGATCTGTCATGAAAAGTATATAGCCACCTCCGCCAGCTCCACATATTTTAGATCCTGTTACCCAAGAAGCAGAATTTTGCATAATGGCTTTAATTGCATCATTAGTAATTCCTTTGGCCAGAGTGTTTTTAATTTGCATGGATTCATTCATGAGTATTCCAAAATCATCGTACTGTCTGAGATCATAATAATCTAAAGCTTCGGTACAAATGTCATATATTTTATTATATTTTTTTATATTTTTTTCAATAGAATTTATCTGAGAAATAAGAATTGAAGATGATTGTCTATGCTGGCCAGTATTAACCAGAACAAACTTTCTTTCAAACTCTGCATCATATTGTAATTTTTTAATTTTTACACTGCCATCTTTAAAAAACCGAAAATGGTTAAAACCGCCGTAACTAACCGCAAATTGATCTTGCTTCCCAATCGGCTTATCTAAGATTTCAAGCTCAATATGACATGCTAGATGCGCTATATCGGCCTGATTCATTGGAGCCCCGATCCAAGTACTTATAGCATTTATTAGCCCGACCAGAATACTTGAAGAAGAAGCTAAGCCAGATCCCTCAGAAGGAATATCTGCTAATGTTGTAATTTCGAGACCGGATTTTACATCAAAATATCTAAGAACCTCTCGAATATATTCATGTTCAATTTCATCAACATTATCGACAGTTTCTTTTTTAGTATAATTACAAACAAATTGGTCTCGATATAATCTATTTAATATAACATAGGTAGATTTATCGATAGCAGCATTTATGACTTGACCGCCATCAGGTGCCGTAATATAATATTCTGGAATATCGGTTCCGCCCCCGAAAAAACTAATCCGTAAGGGTGTTTGACAAACTAACAATTCTCTTCTTCAGTTCAGTTGATGAATAATGATGAAATCTTTTACAATAATAGAGTTCAATATTTTTTAAGATACATGTATTATACCCCGTTATGAATTTATTGTCACGGGAATAATCTTCACCTAAAAATCTAATATTAATTTCTATTGTTTTTAATATATTTTTAAGATCTTTTTCTGATTCATAAGGAATAATTTCATCAACATATTTACATCCTTTTAATTGTATGAATCGTTCAAAGACTGACTGTACTAAATCTTTTTTGTGAGCGGGACTAGTGTGAAGACCAACGATTAAATAATCACAATTTTTCCTCGCTTCTTCTAACATTACAATATGCCCTGCATGTAATAAATCAAAAGCGGATGCTGCAAATCCTTTTTTCATAAGACCGTTGATATTCTTTCGGCATCTGATTGTTCTTCGAGTTCATCTTCAATATCCATTAATTCAAACATCTCTATCCATTTAGGAGCTCTATAATCCCAACTATAATATTTGTCAGCATGTTTTTTGGCCCGGTCTATAATATCTTGTGTTTCATCATCCCAATATGTATCTAATAATTTATCTATTTCATCAGCAAATCTATAACAATGTTCTATTTCATCTTTAATATAAGGATACATAAATGCATGATCAGAACAAGTCTCTGGTAACGCTCCTAAACTATTTGTAAGCATTAATGTTCTGGAAGACATTGCTTCCATAGCAGTTCTACAAGAAGTTTCTTCCCATATACATGGATAAGCCCAAATATGCATATCTTTCCATTCTTCTCTTAAAGGCCTTCCTTTAACAATTTTATGTAAGGTCATATTAGGATTTTTTTCAATATGATCAAATAATTCTCCGTATGGTTGATCGTTTTCTTTCCACCCATAAATTTGAAAACTTGAATATACATGTAAATGCCAATCATCTCTTTCGAGTTCATGTAAAGCATTACATAATACATGTAAACCTCTTTGAGGTGTAGAAGCATAAATTAAATTTATTTTACCTTCTCTAGGTTTTTCATAATGTTCAAATGGAAATATTGCTGTTTTTTGAACTTCACAACGATCCATTGGTAAATCATATTTTTCTAGAAAAGTATGCATTTGCCAATAACTCGAAAAGATTAATTTCTCAAATTCTTTTGCACCATCTTTATTTTTTAAAAAATCATGTCCGCCACTTCCATCTTTTGCTAAATCATGAAACCACCAAATTCTGGGCAAAATAGTTTGAATATTTTCTGGATATAATCTTGATATTATCCATTGATAATCTGTTTTATATTTTTTAGGTAAATGCGACCATAATTCTAAGGTTGTTAATTCTGTTCCCCCAAAAGAATTCTTGGCCATATTATTTTCTTTTCTTTGAGGTATTGTTTTATCTTTATAAATGTCTTTCATACGTTGATCTTGAATGTTCTAGGACTGTTTGAAATATGATCTATTAATTCTTTGTGAAAATTTATATTTGCTTCTCTACATTCTTCTAAAGAACTTTTATATTGTCTTTGTTCTTTATCTTGAATAGTTTTCCACCAATCAGTTGTCGGGCAATATAAAGGTTTATGTTTTAAACCGTAAAATTTAGAACACCAAGGAAAAGCTACAACAACCTTTCCCAAAAGAGTTGCCCAATAAGCACCGTGATAAGAATTTGTAACAACAATATCTCCACTTGCGATAAATTCTATTGTTTCTTCAAAATTGATTTCATTGTTTACTTTATGAGGATAATCCCAAGTTTCTGGAGGCATACCATGGACAACATTCATTGGAAGCGAAGCATGAGTAAAAAATACAATATCATATTTGGTTTCATATTCTTTATCAAAAGCTTCATGCATACAACTCGCACAGGGAACCCATCTTGCAGCTGGTATCGATTGATATATATGTGGATGATGATCACGTATGCCCAATAAATCAAATGATCTTATATAACCCGGATACGTTATATTCATTGGCGGTATACATTGTACTTGTTCATCTAAACAAATATACATATGTTCGCCTAATCCCCATCCATATATTCTATAATTAGAATTTTTTTGATGTCTCAGAACGTGAGACATTGGTCTCATTTGACCTATGAGTCCTCCACCACCGTAAATGACGTTTTCATGGGGTGGTGCATAATCATATTCTAATTGAAAGATATCTTTTTGATTTCCCGGTAAATCAAAATACTTTGTGGGGGTACTGTACGAATCACCTATGTTAGTTTCATCTGTCCTAAATATATTGGTAAACTGTAATTCCATAGAAAGGTATATTCATGCAAGATTTAAATGATTTTGGTTTTAGTACTGTGAGTGAACAAGAATTTACTTCGGCTGCTAAAGAACCTGAAGAGAAAGTAGTTACTGCTGCGGTAGAAAAAGCCAAAGCTGGACAAATAAAAGAAGTTGAGGGAACTGTAAATAAAATTTGGAGTTTGCTGGACTATCATTATGAAGATATTGATAAGCATAAAGAAAAATTAAATAAAGAATTCAGTAGGTGTATGAAAGAAGTAGAAGATTTAATTGTACCTCTGCTAAATAATTTAGCAAAATCTTCCACTAATGAATACATATATTGGCCTGGTAGGCGGGAAATTTTAGAAACACAGATTGAGAAAATTACTGCACATACTCGAGATGTAAATATATTCACTGAGTAACTCCGTATTTACAAAGATAGTAAGAATCAACAATATCGGTTGCAGGGTTGCCATTTTCTTGAACTAATTCAAAATTATCCGGCTCTGCCTTCCATGATTCTAGCATAGCTTCTTTATTAGAATTTCCCTTACCTGTTGCGAACTTCTTAATAACAGTTGGAGGAACTGTTTCATAGCGGAAACCATTCTGTTTTAATTTTAATTTCAAAATACCAACATTTTCCGCGATGTTAAAAACTCTGCCGGTAGACCCATAAGAATAATCTTCTAGTATAACTTTCTCAACTCTACCATTATGCCAACGTAATGCTTCTATGGTCCAATCAGCTAAAAAAATATACTTATCTATTAATTTTAAATCTTTTGGTAACTTATAACAATTTACATTTTGAAGGGTGGCCCACCGAGGCCTCCACTTATCCAAAGCAAAAAAACTAAAATTACAATCAATAGGATTAATTGTTCCATCTTTTTTAAATATACAAATACATGGGCTGGTTGTAGAATAATCTATTCCTGCGCAAATCAATTAAAATCCTAACTGTTGTAATTCTCTTATGCTATCTTTTGCAGATGTATGTAATATCGCAATGCCACCTTTGGATTTCCATTCAGCTACGTTTGATTCAGAATCATCGATTAAAATATTCGGTGATAAATTTTCTTCAACAGCATAATATTGTTTTTCTCTCTGAAAAACACAATGAATCCTTACGGGGAATAATTTATAATGTTTAAAAATCCATTGCATTTTTTGTATGCGACATTCTGGAAAACCAGAGTCGTTAGGGATCGCGGTCAAAACATGCCAATCAAATTGCCCGGAAATATGATTTATTAATTCATCTGCATCAGGCATTTTGGGAAGAGAAAAGAAAAAATCTTCGGGGAGAAGTTCCCATCTGTTTGCCCATTCTTTTTTAGTATTAAATTTGTCAATGATGGGTTTATCAAAATCTGATAAAACACCATCCATATCAATAAAAACTTTCATAATTAATCGTATATAAAATTCATTTCGCCTTCAAGGCCCACTTTTTCTTTATATGCTTTATCAAGAATATCTTCTAACCAGAGTTTGCCTGTAAAAGCAGGCGCATTCTCAATATCTTTCCACAACTCTTGGATTGCGGGAACACCTAATGATTCAGTATGTTTTTCAAGAACCTTAACACACTCATCAACATATTTTTCAAATGTTGTTTTCATAATACCCTCTATTATACATCATTAATAAGTAAATTTCAACAAAAAAATTTTAAATCAAATCTACAACTTCACATCCACCGGGACTTGCACAAGCTTGTGTTTGTGCTCCGGCTGTATGGTCTTCTTTTTCATAATCACTTAATTTATCCCAATTTACATTTTTGGGCATTTTTAATAATAATTCTTTATACTGTTCTTCATCGCAATCTTGGTAAGGAGCTTGTTTATATGTATGTTCACTGAATGGTAAAAATGAAATGCCGCTAATAGAATCAAAATTATCCCAAACCCATGAACCTACCATCATCCATTCGTGTTCCTTAACCGATATTGTAATAGATGGTTTATGCTCACACCAATGATCTTGATATACTTTCCACAATTCTAATTGATCTATAGCTGTCATATCGGTTCTACATATAGCCCCTTTTGGGCTTTTTTGTGGAAAAGAAAATACTGCAGTATGTTCTGGTTTTGTTATATCAGGTTCATTCGGAAACTTAGCTTCTTTCATAAACTTACATAAAGGATCTTTATTATCGGCTCGTACAGTTCGTATATAATAGGGATTATGACGAGCATGAATACCACTAGCACTATCAACGAGCTGAGAAACAGTTCCACTCGGTTTGACACAAGTAACTGCTGCCGATCTTGGGATCCCCAGTTTTTCAGCCCACTCTTTATTTGTTTCGATAGCGACATTTCGGAGTTCCTCTAAAAGTTTACCGGTTTTTAACATTCCCCTTTTTCCATTTGTTAATTCATTATCCATTATTCCGGTAAGCGATACTCCCAGAAGTCGTTCTTCTTCGCAATTTCTGGCCCATTCTTTTGTAAGATATTTGAAGTTAGTGAGAGTTGATTGGAACGTTCCAAGTATGGTTGCATTGCGCACTTTATCTTTGAGACATTGGCGAGTGTCCCGTCCTCGGACAACGACTTCAGATAAGTTGCAAAATTCCCGTGACCGTAAAATGATCTCGCTGCATGGATTTGTGCCAAAGTCCTCTCTGGGATCTCTTCTTCTAATAAATCCTCCATGTTCATCTTGTTCCCTTTCATTTAATTTTTGTACTTGTCGACTAGCTGAATCTCCATTATATATTCCCCGTTCTCCAGATTTTGAATCATAAAGAGATAACCATTCTCTCATAAAAGTACCGGCATCTGGTTTTTCTTTATAATTGACAGAATTGTTTGCTAAAGCACGCTGTACATTAATTTTATACCATTCCCCATGTTTTGCAAATCTCATTTCGCGATCATTAAGATCACTAAGACTAATAAGCGCGCTCCTTCGAACGCCTCCTACAACAACTACTTCCGCAGTCTTACAAATAATATCATGACATTCAATTGGTTTAAGTTGTCTTCCTGCGGCATTTGAAATTATCCCTGTTACAAAATTAAATAAATCTACTAATGGTTCGGGGCCAGAAGCTCTACCCCCAAAAGTTTTCAAAGGCATGCCTGCAGCTCTTACCTTGCTCATATCCCATTTAGGCTTTTGACCTTGATATAATAATGAGACTAATTCCTTATAAGCTTTACACCAACCCAATTTACTATCTGCAACTACTATGGTGGTATCTGTTGGAAAAAATTCTTCTGCGATAATTGGCATTTGATTTGTATATTTTTCTTCAACAGAAAAACCAACTCCTGTTCCATTCATTAAAACATACATAATTTCATCAAACGTTCTTTGATTATCACATTTTAAATATGAACAATTATACCCAGCAACATTTTCTTTTTTGAGAGGTTCGCCAGCCGTCATTAAACATCTCATAGATGGCATAACTTCTAAATTTAGAACCGCTTCTTCTAATTCTTTTCTTACCTCATCAGAAAAATCATAATTACATTTTTCTTTTAAATCTTCTTTAAAAAAATCAAAATATCTTCCAATTGTTTCGGACCATTTTTCTCTTCTTTCTTCATCATACCTCCATCTCGCATATCTTGAAAGATGTATAAATGATTGATATTCTGTGGGTAAGTTCATTCATTTTCCTTGTGTTAAATTTTTTCTAGGAATTCTTTTTGTTCTCGATTTGATAAACCCTCAAGGGCAAATGCTTTGCTGTCTGATAATTCATACTTTATTACTTCCATTTCTTGTTTAGAAAATGTTACAGCATCTTTACTATAATCTTCAAATGCTTCACAACATAAAGGAAATTCGGGTTTGATTAATTGATACATTGCTGTAGCATAATCCTGAGTTTCTTTCTGCGTATGATTATCCATTCTTAATTTACAAAAATGAAAAAAATTATGTAAATCTATTTTCCAAATAACCTCAGTATAATTACCCACCGGTAGCACAGAGCGAGCCAATTCTCGAGCCAAATCAAGTTCTAATAAATTGTGATAGGAGTGAATAGCATTATCATATATGCGATTAAATTCGAATTTAACAAGACCTTTTTGCTCAATCTCTTCACCTCTACCCTGATTGTTTTGGGTTGATTGTTTTTGTATATCATCGTCATGAGGAACGTAAAAGTCTTCACTCATCAACGAATATCGTCCTGAATATTCATTTAAATTCGCCGTCCGATGCCGAATTATTTGTCTCATAACAAAAATGGGTAATTTTAAATAGAATTTTACTTCACACATTTCAAAAGGAGATGTGTGTTTATGCCTCATTAAATATCGAATTAAATTACGGGTCTCACTAACTTTTTTTGTACCTTTGCCGTAACTTATTCGGGCGGCATCGACTATATCTTCATCACTTCCCATAATATCTAATAATCTAACTAGTCCATCTTCATGAACTTTCACTTCTTCATTCATGATCTTTTCCACTGGTTAAATTTTATTCTTGCGGGAAGGCCGCGATAAGTATTCATATTTATTATATCAATAATTTCCAAAATATCCATTTCACCCACGACCATATCATTAATATCTTTAAATTTAACTGTGTCTGGCCATATGCAAACCGCGAAACCTTTTTTAATAGATTTTTCTATTTTAAATACAATTTCTTTATTTCTTGGTTCATTATCATATACAAAAACAACGTTCTTAGCATAAAACATACTAACATCATCCAAATCGCTGCCGGCCATGGCAAGAGAATTTGGAAGAAACATGCTATCAAACGGTCCTTCAACAATGTATATTAATTCATCTTCTTTTATTTTATCTAATCCGAATATTTTTGTAGCGCTCTTATCTATTTTAATAGTAAAATATCTTAATGTATTATTTTCTAAACTTCTACCCTGAGCAGCAATTAGTTTTCGATCTTTACTAAAAAATGGAATAATTATTCTGGGATCATTTGCTTTTAATCGCGCAGCTAATTCTACATCATATTTACTCACCCAACTTTTAAAACAATCTGCAAAGTACATATCACTATAGCGATCTTTGGGCAACATTCTTACATCACAAAATTTTACGGCTGGATGATCTGGATCCAAATCAATTAATTTTGGCGCATCTATTTTTGTAAAAACCGGTTTTCTAAAAATAGGAATTTTTTCTTGATAAACTGGAGTACCGTTTTCTTCTTTATAATTTTCAAATGAATATTGTCTTGATAAAGTAGGATCTATTTTGTCTAATAAAAATTTTAACGATCCGCCGGCTCCGCAATTATGACATTTAAAAATTAAGTTATTTTTTTTATTAAAAAGATAACCTCTTGCTTTAAATTGATTTTTTTGAGAATCTCCACATATTGGACATCTAAAATTATATAAGTCTCTGGATTTTCGGGCAAAACGAGATAAACGGGAAGAAAGCAAATTAGTATACTTGTGGTCGATATATAGACTCATTGTGCTCTATATTTTAGAGTTTAATTTAATAATATATTATAGTATGATTTAAAAGAAATGTCAAGATAAAAAAAGGGACCAGTGGTCCCTTTTTACTCGCTGTGGATTTTATTAAGAATTTTTAAACATTCTTATAATTTTTATGATTTCTACGCCAGCATTAATTGCTTCTTCAACTACTACGTCAAGATCATCTGTTAGATCTTGTAATTCAAATTCATCTTTAGCAAATTGAATTAATTCTTCGAATTCAGTATCATCTAAATCTTGTAATTCAACTAAAACATCTTCAACATGATCCATAGATGATCCTAATCTTTTCAAAGGATCAATAAACTTTTTTGCATCCGACCATCCAATATCACCTGCTTCCATTGCGGTAACAGATGCTTCACTTAATGCGAAAACGAAAGCCAATACATCTTTCGTTTCTTGTACTCCTGCCATAATATACCTTTCTAAATGTTATGATTGGGATGGGAAGGAAAAATTCTTCTTTGTTCCCTAATTCCCATAGGTTCAAGTCTTTTTAAAACTTCCCCTTTCCTCTTCTTTTTTCTTACGGGTGGATCATCGCCTGCTTCAGCACTTCCAGCTATTCCACCTGCGGCCATGGCATTAGCAGGAGCATCTTCTTTAACTTCCTTATGTTTAAGAAAATCTTTAACCATTTGAAGATCCATATCATGTAATTTTTTCCAATTCGGATCATCAACCCATTTAATACCAGATTCACGGTCAGCTTCCATGTCGCCTTCTGCTAGAAAATCTCCTTCTCCCCACTCTTGGAGTATATCTTCATATAAATTTGAAAACTTTTCTTCCAATACTTTTTCATCTGCTAATATTTTTAGATTTTTTTCTTCGCGAAGAAGTAACAAGGCTGCGGCATAGGTAGCAATTGTTGTTTTTCCAAAAGGTATCTTACCTAACAATTTCTTCAAATTGAAGATAAGAGTGTCCATCATAGTATAGGCATTTCTTTGTTCTATAGTAGTAAAGTCTCTTTTTTTAATGAGGACTTTACCATTCTTATCAATAATACCCAGCTTATAAGCATCTGTTTTTTCAAATCTGGTAACTAATCGTTTAAGGAAGGAAAATAGAAAATATAATTCTGAACCCTGTATTAGCACATTTTTTAGACCCATGAAAATCCTATAACCGTCTTAATTGCTTTACTACGTGTTGATCTAGTGTTATATCACTTTCTCTGATATTTGCACCTTTTATGCTGCGAACAACTTTTGGCATTCTTTTTAAATATATTAAAAAAGGTTTTAACACATGCCAACTATTTTCATCAATTTTATAAAATAATATTCGGGTCGCAGCTTCGTTCTCGAATAAATTATATATCATAATCAAGTGGTTAAGAATTAATCTTTGTTTTAATTCATGAGTTGTTAGATAATGATTTAAAAGCCTTTTTAAATATTTAAACCTTTTCATATCATCTCTATAATCCTCAGTACCGATACATTGAGGATTATCGTAAAACTTCATGCAATATAATTCTATATTATCTTCATTTATATCATCAAAATTCACTTTTTCACTTTTTTCACTTTTGAACTTTCAATCACATTATTAGTTTCAGTTTCTTTATTTTCAATCATACTTAAATAATGATTCGAAACTTGAATTGCACCGTCAAGAGAAGAAAGCGTCCGATCTAATTGTTTAATTTCGTCAGACGCTTGATCTAATCTTGTTTGAACTTGGACTCTATCTTTTTGTAAGAATTCCAATTGTTTTACAATTTCACTTTTATCTATCATAATAAATCCATAAATTAAATATTAATTACGAAACATTGTCCCAAAGTAAAAGATATTTGGTCAGGCCAGATACACATACTTTTATAGCACCGTTTGCAGGACCGGTATTTGTACTAACAGTATTTTCACCGGTAGTTAAAAATGGTCCAACATTAGCACCAGCTGCGGCACTATAACCACCTCCTGGAGTAGCATCCCAAGCAAAGGCAACATTTTGTGAAGTTCCCGTTAATGTACTTTGTACATCAAACTTAATGAATGCTGTAGGACTCGCGCTAGGTGAAGCTACGGTATTGGCATGAGATAAAATCATGACATATGAGTTACCAGAATCGGCACTATCCCATGTATTTAAATCAAGTGTACCTCTTATAGCAGATGTTTCTGCAACAAAGGCAACATTAGCATCATGTATAAAAACTTTTGAGGCGGCAGCCGTTAAAGTTCCAACATTAGCTTGAGTTGCTCCTGTACCTTTTGCATCAACAGTAATTTGTGATGTGGTAATATTATCAAAAACATCGGTAGATGAAGGAGTAATATTGGCAGTGTGTGTGGTTTTGTGAACTATTTCCTCAGTGGCTGCTGCTGTACCAGTAACGGTATGAGTAACATTTGCTAAGAAATCTTTAACTGTGAGTTTTTTGTTCACAGGTGATCCGCTCGGATCATCGATAATATGAAGTAAATCTTCGGACGCCGCTTCTGACGCGGGCGTTAACGCGGTTATTTTCTTATCAGCCATTTTTCTCCTTGCTGGCTTTTGCAGTGGGACTCACCACCAGTTAAAATCATGCTGAGAATCGCTCTTGCGAAGGGTCTTTCTCAGACATCCAAATATTTATGATACCAAACCTAAGCGTTCTAATTCATCTATAATGTCCGCGGCTGTTGTTGCCCCGGCAATAAAAGTAGAATTAGCTGCAACGGGAGCTGTACCATAAAATCCAACTATATCGGTCGCGCTACCTATTTGTACGCCACCTCTAAATCTCATTACTGTAGTATTAGCTGAAATATACATATCTTTTTCGACACCATCTTCGAGTGCCATATCTATACCAGATTCTAATTGCATATTTCCGGTTTCAGAAAAGTTACTAGTAAAAGAACCATTATCTGGAACGCTATCTTCTATTAATAGACTGCCTTGAAAATCTATTCTTGATTCTATCAAACCAACAATTTGCCATCGGTCAGTTATCTTGTGTCCGGTAACTGTATCAAATTTAATACTAACGCCATTGGCAAGGGCTTGATCAGTTCCATCAATATCAACAGTTGATGCACCTGTTGAAGTATCTCCATCTCTCCACCATTTAAAAGTGTCATTGGCGGTTATGGAAGTACCATCAATTTCAACATGCCATACTGAATTTTCTTCTAAATCAAAGGTTCCTAAAATAACTTTTAAATCATCTACTTCACCTTTTATTATTTCAGGCTGTAAAGCTGTTTTAGAATTTCTTAAATTTATATCTCTGGCAACATTTGTATCAGCGCGAGATTGAATTTTATTAGCAACACTTCTTGTAGTTTTATCCGTAGATAAAGCTGATAATAAATTATCTAATCTTATCTTTTTATTAACCGGATTCCCAATTGGATCATCTACTATGATTAATAAATCTTCGGAGGTAGGAGATTCATGGGTATTCAGTGCTGGAATTGATTTATCTGCCATTTATTTCTCAAAAATTTTCTGTTTCAAGTTCTTTCAGTTCAGGTACTTCAACGTCCACGGATTCGGCTGTCGTTAAAATATCATCGCAAGCACTAATTGCACCCGCGTAAGCTTGTATATTAGCTTTTATTTTCTCAATTTCTCGGAGCTGCACCGAAAGCCGATTTTCGAGCTCGGCTTTCGCTGCGACATGTTGATTGCGTTTTTCAACAATTGTGCTCACATTTATATTTTCAATATATTCCATAATTTAATTTAATATTTATGTTATGGTTAACGTTTGTGCTGTTAAACCTGAAAGTACCAACAAAGCAACTGTTGTTCCATCGGTTGTATCTTTCATTGTACCACTATTTAGTACGACATTAGATCCGCCTAATGTAAGAACATCGCCTGTTACGACTGTCTGAGCCGCAACTGAAAAGGTAAGTCTGTTTGTTCCTGTTCCTGATGCATATACAGCAACGTGTGGTCCACGACCAGAACCAGCTCCCTCGTTACCATTTGCAATGGAAACTGAAGGTGCTCCGGTAACTGTCACTCTTTCATCGTAAGTAACCTGAACGGATACTGCTTTTGATCCGCCTGTGATTGCTGCAGCAGTAAATCTCATTGATGTAATAGATGGTGCTGCAAGTGTTGTACCGAGACCGCCCATGGCAACTAAAATTTCGGGGGATGCTGAAGCGTTTTTACTCGCTTTAGTATTAATAGCCCACCCTTGATCAGTCGCAAAGACGTCTTGTTTGTTATATGTAGCACCTTCTGTAGTACCTATGTATTTTGGTTTTTGCGCCTGTGTACCGGCAGCTGCTTTTCCCCATAAAGGCATTATGTCTCCTTGTTTGTTTAAAATATTTATAACAACTTTTTAAATTCGCGTATAGAAATATTATCTATATTAGAAATCTCTTTATTAAAACATTGTTCTTCCTGAACATGTATAAAATCAACTTCAGGAAAATAATCAGTAAACATTACTTCAAAATTTTGAATCCACCCTGCTGCTTTCACCGGTAATGCATAACTAGGGGCATAGCAGTCTGTGTCTTTATATATATTGTTTACTTTTCCATTATTTATGTTAAAATCAAAACCCATTAAATAAACCTTGTCGGGTTTTTCATTCTCACAACACAACCAGGTTGCAAGAGGTCCTGAATCTAACAAAGGTATATGTTTAAAATCATCTACTACGTTTATCTTATCTTCTTCTGTTATCCATGTGAACCAATAGCAAGGATTTGTTTGTAAATCCATTGTATGTGTATCATCGTGAAAAACTCTACTAATTTCTTGGCCGTAATGAGCGAATTTAAAATCTGTTTTTTTATTCTCTATTACTTTTATTCCGGGCTCTAACGTTGACCGAAAAACAGGATACATATCAGGATCCAGTAACTGAAAATTCCTAAACCAACATTGATTTAATTTAGGATATTGTGATTCCACCAACTCATGTAACATTTTATTATCAATACATATAAGATTGGTTGGTGTCCAATCCCTATACATCGCATTGCATCCATATGTTGTATGATCTAATAACAAATTAAGGTCAAAATCTTTACGACTTTCACCATTCCCAATCACTATAAACATATTTGATTGTTATGCAGCCGAATTTTCCTTAGTTCCCATGGGCTCTGCTGGTCTGGGTGAAGCATATGTAAAATGCCCTGCTTTATCCCTAGTAATTGTTCCTGCTTCTGCCATATCGTCCAACAATTTTTGTACTTTTGCTGGGCTACATCTTAATGTTCTGGCAATAGTTGAAGCTGAGGCGGGTTCATCGGAAACAGCAAATTCAGCGCCAACTGGTTCACCATCAATACTAGCATAAGAACTTCGGAACAATTCTAAAACTTGATCTTGTAACGAAGTATCTTCATTTGTTTCAGATATTTTGTTCTTAAATTTTCGAACAAATGCTACTCCTGTACTTTCTTTCATTTTCTCCTGTTCTGGTTCCATTTTTATTTTATTATTAATTTTACCATTTTCTTTTACTTTGGATTCATCTTCATCATCTTCTTTCTTCATTGCTTTAGAAACTGCTTTCCTTTTTTTATGTAAAAATTTATCAGAATCATCTGCATCACCATCATTATCAATATCTTTATCTTTGCGATTTTTAAACTTCTTTTGAACAGCATCCGGTTGAACAGCATCTAATCCTTCGCCATCATCATCCTTATCATTCTTATTAGTTTCTTTAGTTATTATCGGTTCTACTGGTTGCCTCTTACCTAGAATTTCTTTGGCTTTTTCATAAGCTAATTTTTTAATTTTTTCTTTAAAAATTCTACGTCTGGCATCAATTCTTTCAGTGGTATGTTCTTCGTCTCCTTCAATCATTTGACCGACTGGTTCATAACTACCGGCCATGGCACCGAGAGCTGAACCAACAGCACCCATTACTTTTCCTTTTGTAGAGGTCGCCACAGCTTTTTTCATGGAAGGATCATCTGATAACCTTGCCTGAGCCAGTTTCTTTCTGGCTCTTTCTTTGCCTTCCGCATCCATTCTTTTCTGTTGGGCTTTATCTGCGGTTGATGCAGTGGCACCTCGTTGTTGATCGGCTTTAGTTTGAACTCCGGCAGTCTTTTGAGTTTGAGCGGCAGCTGAAGCTTTTTGATCTTTTACGGCTTTATCTGAAATTCGATCTGCATCTGATCTCACAGTCCGAACTCCGGCAGTTTTGACTGCTTGTGAGGGCCCGCGCGCGAGATCCTTTACGCCCCTCTTTACAGCGGATCCAATTTTTTTCAATAGGCCCGGTTTTTGTTTAGCTTTCAGTTCTACTGATCTTTCTTTCTCTGACTCAATATCATCTAAATTATCCTGATGTGTCTGCATTGCATCGTTTTTACGTACCAGTTTATCTTTTTTGTTTTGTGTTCTGCCAGCTGCCGTCATGAAGTTCGGTAATTCTGCTAACACTTCCTCATCTTCTAATTGATTTACAAAAGACGCGAATGAAGTTTGTTCATCTTCATTAAGAGAATTATACATTTCGATGACTTCGTCAACAACTCTTTCGGTTATATCTGAATCATCCGTAATCATTTGACCGCAAGCTTTTTCTAAATCTTCTAATTCACATTCATCTGCTAATTTTTGAACTTCGGGTGAAGGAGCATCAATTGTTCCCATTTTAGTAGCATAAGCAAGAGAAACTAATCTGCGCTCTGTATTTTTAATTAACCTCTCGCCAATTTCTCCCCATGTTAATTCATGATATTTTTTATACATCCCTTCAAGAATAAATTTATGAGAAGGAATTTCGCATTCATCATATTGCTCTGTTTTCATTTTTTTCATAACCGAATTAGCAACTTTTTGATCGGTCATTAATACCATCAAAACACTTTGTCGTGCTTCTTCTGACATCTTATCTAGATAAGGTGCTAATTTATCATAATCTTTTTTAGATACTAACGAAGCAGCTCCTTCGATTGAGAGTCTATCTTTTCCTCTAACGGCTTTGGCTAATTCTTTAATTTGTTTAGCTATTCCTTTTGATGTAGGTAATTCTTTTGATTCTATTTCCATTTCTAGATCACACCACCCACAATGTTCTTCAATATCATGATAATTATTAATTACCCTTTTAGCCCATTCCATATTTGTTACTGTATCTTGTTTCTTGGAAAAATCTGGCTCTTCTATTCCTTTAATCTTCTTCTTCAAATTGTCATCCCTGTAATCTTTTTTATTCTCGCTTTTTTTCTGCTTCAGTCTTTTTTCATCAACTGGCATCCAACTTTCTTTTTTAGCGTACCAGTCGTCCTTTCTCCTCTCTTGGTCGCTTTTTGGAGCCGGCAATGAAACTTTTTTCTTTACAGGTGCTTTTTTGTGCATTTGAGGATTTGCGTCTTTGTGAGCTGCATAAGCATCATCTCCTTTATACCAGGCAGCCTTGACATCATCTTGATAATCTTCCGATGCCTGAAATGCCGCGGCGAATTTATTGCCTTGTTTCTCTCTCTTTGCTGCCAACTCACCTTCTCTTTTCCTTGGTGTGGGGTTGTCGACAACCCTCTTCTTTTGTGCGTCTCTTGCGTCTGCTGCTTTATTATAGGCTGTGTTTCTTGCGCGTTGTAACAGTTCTTTCGAAACTTCGTTGACATCATTCTGCTTCTTTGACATCTGGGACATCGCCGTGTCGTGTGCTGCAGGATTGCTAGCAATAGAAAATTTCCTTACTCCGCCTTGCTGAGTTTGAAGTTGTTTTTTCTTTGCTGCCGCGGCTGCTTTTACTCGTGCTATAGCTGGATCCATTGCTTCATCTGCATCTACAGCCTTAGTAATTGCTTTTCTTTTCTTATGTAAAAACTTATCAGAATTGTCTTCATCTCCATCAGCGTCTATATCAACATGATCATCATCTGAACGATCTTTCCAATCTTGTTTAACTGCATCTTTGTCTACAGGAGCGAGTTTTTTCTCTCTGATCATTCTAACATCTTCTGCGGTTACCGCGCTCCATTTTGCGGGATAATATTTTGACCAGTCCATCAGTTGCTCCTACTTGCAATTATTTTCGAAAGAATTTTATTATGTCTTTCGGTTTGATTTAATCTTTTTTTATCTTGTTCGAGTTTAAACTCCTCTTCGGGAGTCAAATTCACAATATATTGTCTATATTTATCTGTTCCTAATTCTAACTGTCTACCTTCGGAAGTTCGATTCTTATTCCATTCTTTTAAACCGAGAAGTTTTTGCAATTTATTACTAACTGGATCTTTAAAGTCAACTTCATCTACAGGAAGAATATCTACCATTTCTTGTAAATATGTAAAATCTGTCTTATTAAAATCAACCATCCCGGACCCTTCATCTAATATTGTTATATAATCAGATGTCTTTTTAATAAGTCCTCTTAATGCTGAAAGTTCCCAAAGTTTTACTTTTTCCGTTATTAATTCATACATTCCAAAAAATTCTTGACATTCTTTTAAACATCCTTTAATATAGGATATTTCTTGATAATTATATGGTAAAGATTTTATATAGTTAAATATTGTAGCGGCTCTCTTATCTACACAAAATGTCTCTCCTTCAAATTCAACATGTTCCATCCATAAACTCTCTTTAACATCATCATCGGGCATGGGTGGATACTTCACTGGACGCATTTTGGGCATATTAGCAGAAATAAAACTATCCGCGGCCTTTTTTTGTTGTTTTGGGGTTGTGGCCTTGTTTTTTCTTGGTGGTAAACTCTGCGGCCGTTTTATGCTCGTATTAAGCACTTCCGTAGTACTAAGTTTTTCTTTTATTTGTTTTTCCATTACACTGAGTTTCATTTGTTTTCTTAATAATTGATATAAACTTCTACTGTCTCTTTCACTTAAAGTATCGGGTAAACCCGTTTTAAACGCTTCGAAATCGCCGTCTATAGCGAGAGATCTTAATTTAGATGCAGACATACCAGTCGCATCATCAGCATCAGGATCTCTTTCTCCTGCACTTTCTATATCTATTTTTTTAAAATCATAAAAACCATGCGGCTTATCTTTAACGCCGTTATATTGAGTCAAGAGTTTTTTAAAGTCATTTATTCTATCACTTCCAACAACCATAATGATTTGTTTATATCCTTCATCGTGCAATAAAGAAGCAACTTTCAAAACATCTCCAGGCTGCTCCTTGGAATATTTAAAAATATTTTGGCCTCTTGGCTTAAACATTTTCTTCATCCATTTGACTTTATTTTTATAGTCTAATGGATTTTTTTTCGAATCTTGTGAGGAACTTAAAAAAACAAATGCATCGGCCCGACTTCGAGAAGCCGCTGTTACAATTTTATTAACTAAAATCTCATGCCCGGTTGTGGGCGGATTAAACCGTCCAAATGTAAATATAGCAGTTTTTAACGTTCCTTCACGTAATTCGATGAATGTTGTCATTTATCCTCTTTATCCTCTTCTCCGGGTCTTACAATTTTGTGTTCCGCTTCTTTTTGAACCATTGACATGTAGGTATTTTGAACAGATTTATTTGCGTTCTGTTCTGACATATCCCGAATTTGTTCCTTAGTATATTTAAACCCTTTAGACTTTTTATCTACAATTCTTTTTACAGAATTTGCTAGATCGGTATAATCATCGTTTGAGAAAGGGCTCTCTCCGAAATAATTATGTTTATCAGCCATTATATTCTTCTCCTAATTTATAATTTAAAAATCGAATTACCAGTTTTCGCGATCTACTCTTGCGTCCGATCCTTCTTCTATTGCATTAAGCATATCTTTTAGCATTGGAGGAACTCTTCCCAGTTTGTGTCCCCTGCCAAATTTTTCCATATACTCTTCATAAATCTGGGCTAATTTATTTTTGGGCCTCGCCGGTGCAGCCTCGATACATTCTCTCAAAGCGTCTGTTATTTTTACTGACCATTGAGAACCTTCTTTCAATGCTTCAGTTTCTTTTGTAAAAATGGGTCTCATTG